CTCTTTAATGCTACCGTCTTTAAACGTAGCACGACACGCGGTGTTTAATTCCACCTACTTTTTCATTACTACTTTAATTTAATAATTAAATCTTTTATAAACTGCTTTGTTCTCTTTTCTCCATACTTACTTCTAAAGTCGGAAATATCCTTTGCCCCATATCTACGTGGAATCCACGTATACACAAGTTCAGGATGCTCCTTTTTAATCTTACACATATTACTAATTCCAGGTAAATCATTATCATAGAATACAGCTATATATGTAAAACGTTTCTTTAGATCGTCAAGTACTTTATCAGATAGAAATAGATTTTCACTATTTGGAGCAATAGCTTTAATACCAAGGTTATATAAGCACATTACATCCTTCATAGACTTAGTAATAACAAGGAGTTTACCTTGTTTAGGTAATTGTTTAAATCCTTGAATTTGCTTTGCTTTCCAATTAGTAAGGAATCTATATTGTTTTTTCTTAGGGAAATAGATTCTCCACAGTTCTATGTTATCTTCTTTTCCTCCGTAATATCCATAAGCTGGACATCCAGGTGTAGATGCCATAAAATAACTTCCATTTAGAAAGATGTTCTTACAGGAATAAACATTGAATTTCTTCAGAGTTTTTTCTGTAATACCAAATGTCATCCACCACTCCAATTCTTTAGGTTGGAAATCTTGAACTTCTACCCTTATTAGAGAGGTTTCTGGTGCTTCAAACTTTTGAATATTATCACGGACAATCCCTTTATGTTTTACATATCCAGGAGTCTTAATCAGATTGAAATCATTTGCAATCGCCCTCAGAGCTTCACTATAGTTAAGACTACACTTGTACATTACTACAGAAATAAAATTTCCATAGAAAGACCCATTAAAGTCTTTAAATATCAAGTCACCTTGCTTATTCCTATAAAAAGAACAAGTAGGCGAATTGTCTTTTCTAAGTGGAGAACAGAACAATCCCTTTTTAATAGGGATACCTAAATAGAAGGACATATAAGTCTCTTCTGAATTGTAAGACAATAAAAAATCCTTAGTAATTTTTGGTTCTAAATAAAAACTGAAATTCATGAGCATATAACATTTATGAACCTTAAATATAAGGATTCTTTAGCTAACATAAAAATGCGGAGAGCACTAAAAGTACTCTCCGCGGGAGAATGATTAACTATTTAAAAGTCCATCAAAGTCATCGATCTCCTCCTGTGGAGCTTCAGGCTCTACGACAGAGTCAAGGCCTGCTTCTACTGGAGGATTCTTCTTTTCCATGTCAGTGGGCTTAGCCTCAAGATATTCCTTGCGCTTACCCTCCTCATATGTAGAGAAGAACAACTTATCGCCGATAAAGTTATCAGCAGTAAACAACTCACCCTGTTTGCTTACACCAGCGAACTTTGGTAGGCAAGGCTGAATACGATTGTCTTTGTCGGTCTTACCAACGAGCTTCAGATGAGTGGTCTTGCCCTTAGCTGGAGCCATCAGCTGTGCGAATACCTCACAGAGCTGCTTAAAGCTAGCAATCTTTGGAGCTACCTGAACCATCTTCTTCATGCCCTCTGGAGCAAGAACGGTCAGCATCTGAGCGATGAAAATACGAAGACGCTCCATTGGAGCAGCAGAGTAGTACTTATGACCATCTGCATTTGTATTCTCGAATCTCTCATTTCCCTTTTCACCAGGATTGAAGATACGCTCTTCATAATAACCATTCTCACTTTCGAAGCGGACTGTCAGAGCCTCATAAATCTGACCCTTATTTTCCTCCTTCTTACCCTCAAAAGTTTCATACTTAGCCTCTACAAACTTTACCTCATAAATGTCCCAAGGACGGAGACGACGATTACCACCAGCTGTTGCCTGTACTTTATCAATTGGACCAAAACTAAATCCTGCCATAAATCAACAAATTTTTATTAGAAATTAAAATCAACATCATCTACGTTTACTTCAGTAGCATCACCATCCAGAATACCCTCAAGGTCCTCAGGACGGCCAATCTCTGCCACGTCTTCATCTACAATCTGAACGTTTTCATCTTCTTTCTCTTCAGGAAGGGGCTTATCACCTATTAGCTGATAAATTCCCTCCTTGTCTGTCTCTTTAAATGAGAAGACAGTTCCATACTCAGCCAGCAAGTCGCGGTTCTTACCACGATAACTAACTGTGTTGGATTTTGTTAATCTATTACCACCTTGAGTTCCGAAGGCTGTATTACAGCCAATAACTGGTACTCTAATCTTTCCCTGCTTCTCCATTTTAATATCAATGCGGTCGTCAGCCTCTACACCGAGAAGCTCTACAGCTGCACTATTGAGAACATACTTGTTGTCCTCCAGGATAAGCTCAGGATTTGGATTCTCATCTGCTTTCTTTGCACTCTTCTTAGAAGAGCTGGTCTTCTTTGCTTTAGGGAGGTCCTCATTGATTACCTCTCTGTTAATTACTTTAACCTCTCCGGTCTCATCGTCTTGCTCATAGGTAAAGAGCACTTTAAACTGCTGAATCATTCTCCTTCGTTATATTCAGTTATTTTCTTAACAACGTAATCTAAATCATTATCGATAAGTAAATCTTCGAATAATCCCATTGGAGATTTTGCAGTACAGGTACCGTCACTATTAGTAAGGAACTTGTACTTTACTCCATCAGATTCATCATTAAGTACACGAGTGAAGAACACATAAGTAAACAGGCCTTCAAGTGTAATTACACTATCCAACATCTTACCTTGAGTTTTAATCTTGTAATATGGATTCAGATTATCTCCTGTATTCTCACTATGTGTAGATACTACTATAAACAGGTCATCACGCATATCCATTCCAGTCTTCAATGCTTCATAAGCATGCTTAGCCATATCAGTAAACTTTCCATAGCCTTTCTCGTCTACACGAGCCATAGCTTCAAAAGCCTGCAGATACTGGAAATCATCAATAATGAGGACTTTGACATTAGGCATCTTGGCATTTACCAACTTCATTACCTGCTTAATACTATCAATATTAGCAGATGTATAGAAGTTACCTGACATTGTCTTAGTCTCCTTATCAATTTTGAAATCAGGATACTTTTTCTTTGCACCCTTAATTCCAGGACGTTTTCCTGTAGTAGAAATAATGAATGTCTCTTCTGGATTTAAATTTCTAATAGATGTGGTCTTACCACTACCGCTTTCACCAACAATTGCGATCAATTCAGCCATTACATTGTAAAATTAAAATTTGCTACGTTTTCATCTATTCTTTCATTTTGGGTTATTTCATCTTGTAACATATAACTAACATCCAGATACGGGTCATAACAAGTAATTTGATCACCCTTAGGTAACTCCTTAAATAGACCAGCTCGACCAAAGAAACTACTACCAATCTGAATTTCAGATTCACCATATCTAGATTTAAGAACAGAAATGCTTCTGAACTTATCCTCTAGCTGGGAAATGTCGTATTTCTTATATTTGTTAAGCTGTTCTCTATGAGGAGAAAGAATACCTAGGATTACCTCTGCATCCTGACTTGGATTACCACTATCCTTAATATCACTAAGTTTAAGGTCAATCATGTCTAGCTTTCTTCTATCAGTAGAAGTACTATCTCTATTAATCTGCATAAGAACTAGAGGACTAATTCCACAGATATTTCTAAATGTTAAGAGATATTTACTACACAAATCAATCTCATTCTTAAGTGTGGTACCTGGTGCTGGACGAACCAGACCAATATGGTCCATAATAACAAGGCTGATCTTGTCGGGATTATAAGGTTTAAAAAGTACTCGTTTGTCGGTATTTATAAACTCACCTTCTTTCTCTAACTCTGCATGGAGATTAGCATACAACACTTGCGCATTTAACGCTCTGTCATACACAGTAATCTTTTGTTCAACTTTAGTAAGCCAAGGTTGACACTCCAGAACTATTCTATATAAGTCATCGTCAAGAATATAATTCTTTTTACGAGACATTAATTCTTTAGGAGATACCTCGATATGATACTCGTCCCATATATGCATACATAGTAGCTTTAGGAACAACATATCTGCAGACATCTCCAACGAATAATAGATAGCTCTAAAGTTATCATCATCAAGATGTTGGACCAATGGTTTATAAAGGAATGAATATAATGCAAAAGTAGTCTTACCACTTCCAGTTCCTCCGAACAGTAAGTAATAAGTAGATCGAGTTAGTCCGTCTATAATACCTTCTAACTTAGGCATACCTATAGATATACCTTGGTTATGACCTTCTCTACCACGTTTGATGAGCTCTAATACTGATTCGGTAATCATATAGAGCGCATAGTTTCATAATTAATATCAGAGAGTTTACCTTCCTTAAGTGCTTCGATTTCCTCCCACTTTCTATCTATTAAAAAGGTAGCGAGTGAGAAATTAATGAAGGCTGTGTTATCTTGTGCCCACTCTAAGAGTTCAAGAATATGTTTATGAGTGTCTTTATTCCAGTGTATCTGCTTACCGTAATAGCGGAATGCATCTTCCAAAGTATTAAACTTCTTAGATACTCCACGAATAGAAACAGTTGCTCCTTGAATTGTAGCAAACATTGGATAAGCCTCATATAGTTCTTGACCCATTTCGAAGGCTGAACGATACAAAGCGTTCTCGAAGTTTTTATTAAACGGAATAGACGCAGGATCGAATGCTTCGCCTGGCTCTGGAATCTTATAGGACTTAAGGATTACTCCTTTATCCTGCAAAGATACTAAAGTAGGTCGGAATCCCGACTTGCAATTTCCAATTTGTAAAAACTTAAAGAGGTAATTCTCTGGATAACCTTCCTTAGTTAAAA